TTATTTTAATATTATTTTTTACATATATAGGAGTAACGATATGGGTGAAAGAAAGAAAAGAAAAAAAGGAAAAATAAAATTTGGAAATAAAGGTCATGCATTTGCAGACTCTTATTTGGAGAGTGGAATCATTTCAGTTGATGATATCTTTCCCATACCAGATGAACCAAGGGATATCGAGGGGCAAGAGGAAGCCGATCATGTGATAGACGGCTATTCATTGCACCAAAACAATCATCACGAACACTTCAATGATGATTTAGGGATAGACCAGAACGATTATGAAGTAGAACAGGAGAAATATGTCGTGGAATCCGAAGACACACAACCTATTGCTGTCGACAGATATTTCAAACGCTTTGGAAAAAGCCGTAGAACACCTAGATAATAGTGTCGCAGATACGCCGTCTGTTTTCATAAGTAACGATAAGCCTTTTGCTATGCAAATGCGTATGTATAGATATATAAAAGCGTTTAGGGAACAGATGAAAGACAAGAAAAATGTGGATGAAAATAAATATAATCATTTAGTTTTGACTAGTAATGTAGACGGAATTATGATAACATCTGCGTTGGAAAAGAAACCTTTAATTTTAACTGATGAAAAGGGGGAGAAATTATGATAAAAGAAACTGAAAAAGATAGAATGTTTATGGAGTGCATTGGTTTAATGCGTGATTCTATAGAGAAAATGTCAGATAAGTATCCATTAGAGGTAGTGAATGGTGCTTTGATAGAATTGGGATTGCGTATGTCAATGATACAAGGGGGCAGTTACCATACCATAAGAATATTCGCAGGTGTTATGCACAACGTAGCCACCTTCGGACAGTTGATGGAAAAGGATATTGCCGAGTCCATAAAAGCTGGATTAAAACCAGATCCTTTTGATGATTGGGAATTTTCTGGCACTAAAAAAACTTTGCATTAAAATAATTGTTGACAGATGTTTATAAATAATATAAGATGTAAATAATAAAAGGAGAAGTGTGTGATGAAATATGATGTAACGACATCCCATTGTTTTACACAGCATTGGGAAGTGGAGGCTAGGAATAAAGAACAAGCCGCGAAAAAAATAATGGAAGGGAAGATGAAATTTGATAAACCTTCCCGAACTTATGTGTCAAATAAATTATCAAGAACATTAGTTACAATTCCAGATGCCAAAGTTTTATCTGTGGAACTTGTGCCCAATCAACCTATCAAACCCCAATGGGATACTATTGACGGAGCAGATGGTGAAGAATGATAGAACTTTTTCAAGATTATTCTGGAATTTTATTAGCCATAAGCGTGGTTGCTTTGGTTATTTTAATATATTTAAAGGGATAAAGATATGCCTAAGAAAAAAGAAAAAGAAACAGTAGAGGAATTAGTCATACCAACGGAGCTGTTGGAAAAAGATCCAACTGAATTGGCAGATAATGAACAAGACATTAAGACCATCATCAGTTATTTAAAAAAGACTAGGGAAAATATACGAGCAGCTGAAAAAGCAGGCAAAAGAATTACAAGTAAATCAGCTAGAGTAAAAGCGCCCGAACCTGTGGGGGATAACATTATGGATGTGCTAATAGATAATGTATAATCACATTCCCAAAATCTTATATGATTCCTTGTTGGCAAAAGCTAAGGCAGATGTATTGGATAGCAAAGCTATCTTGCAAATTTATTTTGAAAATTCTGTAGGAATTGGGGAACACCCACAACATACGGAAGAAATGGCTAAGCTATTGGACAAGGTGGCAATGGCTGAGGATAGGGTGAGTGTACTTCAACGACATTTTCAAGACACCTATGGAGATATAAAAAATGAGCCGAAGAAACGATAGAAGAAAAAAGGAATGGGAGTTTATGGTAAAACATACTCAACTGTTTCTGTATTTAATAACAGCATTGGTTATAATGAGTATAGTTTTGTTGTTATTTTAATTAAAGGAGTGTGTGTGTGGTGAAACAGCCAATCAAATTAAAAAAATATATTTATGACAATGATAATCCTCGTCAGATAATCTGGGATGCTTCAAGTCTTTCTACATTTTTGGCGTGTCCTAGACTTTATAGGTTGACTAATCTATTGGGATATAAATTAAAAATGTATGCTCCCGTTACGGGATTTGGATCAGCGATCCACGATGGGTTTGAAATTTTGGACAGATGTAAATTTGAAAAGAAAAGTAAAGACGAAGCTGTGCTTGAAGCAATGACTCACATTATAAAAAAATGTGGGGAAGATTTAAAAAAGTCAGACGACAAGGCGCGTGGGTTTGAGGCAGGAATGAGAATTATTGTTTGGCGAGCGGAAGAATTTTGGGAAGACAATTTAAAAATTGCAACCATGCCCAATGGTGCCCCCTGTTTAGAGCAGAGATTTGAAGTGCCGTTTGGAGATGTAGGTCATAGGTTATCGGGTCGAATAGATAAAATTGTGGAGTTGGATAATCGTTTGTATCTGTGTGACACCAAGACTACCAAGATTTCATTGACGAATTTATATTTTAGAAACTTTCAGCCCAACAATCAGATCTATGCTTACATATGGGCGGCGAGAAATATATTAGGGTTGGACATTGCAGGTTTTATTGTTGACGCTGTGCAAACGGGAGTTAATTTCTGTAGGTTTAATAGAAGTGTATTCAATGTGTCACAGCCATCCATCGATGAATGGTATACGGATGCACAATATGCCATTGGATTGGCAGATGCGTATAGTAGTAACAAATATTATCCTGCGAACTTTACATCATGCGGAAACTATGGTGGATGTAAGTTTAGGGAAGTGTGTGCAGAATCTCCCGACCACAGAAAAATTATATTGGATGAGGATTTCATGAGCGAACCTCACGCTGATCTAGTGGTGGATAATGTTATTCACGTTGATGAAAATATTTTTAGGAAAAACAAATGAAAACTGATAAGCTTAAATTAATTTTTAAAAAAATTGCAAGGAAGCTGGGGTTCTTTATGACTTCGGACGAGAAGCAACAAAAAAATAAATTCTTGGAGGGAATGCCAACTCATTCCGAAGAGATGCAGGATAAGTTGGAGCCTATACCATGCCCAATGCATGAGGATTATGATGATGAGGAGGATTGCAAGCAGAACCAGGGGAAAAATGATTAATAAAATTACCCCCACGGGTGGCTTAACATGGTATGTAAAATGGATTAGTAGTTTTACATTATTAATTGGCATGACATTAACATCTTTAGATATATCCCCATATAATTTATTCTTCCATGCAATAGGTGTGTTTGGTTGGTTTATTGTGGGCATGATGTGGAATGACAGAGCAATCATATTTATTAATGCGATTGCCTTTTCAATTTTTTTAACGGGAGTAATTAATTTTTATGTATAGGTTTAAAGATGTGGTTTAAAATATCTGTAATAATTATATTGTTGTTTATCTTATTGAGTACTTGTGGTCAATGAGTAAGGCAGACTTAAAAAGAAAAGGACATAAGGGCAGGCGTAAGGTCGGCTCTAAAAAGAGACGCAATCGTAGGCGTATCCGTTTAGGATTAAAGTTACGAAAAAAATAATTGTTGACAATTATTTTATTTATGATAGACTATGAAAATTATAGGAGATAAAAACATGGCAAGTATTAAAGATCATATATCAACTGATGTAACTAAACTGTTACTCGTGGGTGATAGTGGTTCGGGAAAGACGGCTTCATTATCGGCATTAGCCAATGCGGGATACAATTTGCGTATCTTGGATTATGATGATGGCTTGGCTATCCTTCCAGAATTTCTGAATCCAGATGCGATAGACAAGGTTAGTTATGTTACGTTGAAAGACCCGATAGGGAAAGCGGATGCTTTTCGTAAGGGGGTTAACCTTATTTCCAATTGGAAAGATAAGGAAGAAGAGTTTGGATCTGTAAGTAAGTGGACATCTAAAGATGTGTTGGTGATTGACAGTTTAACCTTGATGGGTGAGGCGGCTTTAAGGGGGGCACTTGTATTTAATAACAAGAAGCCAACTGATCAAGCTAGTCAACCCGAGTGGGGAACTGCCATGCGTGATGTTCAGCACATCATTCAATACCTTACGGGTTCAGAAGTTCCGTGTAATGTGGTAGTGACAACACATATGCAATACATGGAAGGCGATATGGGTGTGTCGAAAGCATATCCAACTAGTGTCGGTTCAAAATTGTCTACTAAAATTGGTAGATATTTTAACTGTGTATGCAGAATAGATACTAGAAGTTCTAGTAAAGGTGTCGAGCGAACTTTACGTACGGTATCGGATCATCGCATGGATCTAAAGGTAACGGCTCCAAAATTAATTGAGCCTAATACTGCATTAGATCTTGCGAAATTATTTGATTCGATTCAAAAAAATGCTCGACAAAGATTATCCACTAAGGATAATGTAATCAACATCAAAACGGGAGGCAAATAATGGCTGATGTTANNGACTTTTTAGCAATGAGTCCTGATGATATACCTGAAACAATCACTCTGCCCGAAGGCAGTTATGATTTTGTTATCACAAGTTATCGTACGGATAGAGTTGGTGAAAATCAAAACCAAATTGTGCGTCTCAACTGTAAAGCACAAGCAGTTTTAGAATCTGATATTACTGACGCGGATTTAGAAAACTGTGACGGCACTCGGTTGGAATTTTGGGCAACCAAAAAAGCACTTAGGCAGGGTAATCCTGTGATTTCACTTAAAGCTTTTCTAACAAAGACACTCGGTATGAGTGGTAATTCCTTTGGGGAAATGCTTGAACAAACTATCGGCCAAACATATAGTGGTATTATTAAACACGAAATGGTTGGTCGCAACAAAGATATATTGCAAGCTTCAGTATCTAGAATATTGACTAAGCATTAATATATCATGGGTGAGTATGCTGTAAGGAGACGTGTTACTTCTCAGTTAAAGGAAGGGGCGAAGATCGCTATCGTGATGGACTTCCCTTCTTCTAATGAGGTACGTCTAAATAAAATACTTGCAGGCGATTTTATTATTAACAAAATTTGTAGAATGACGGGGATACAAATCGAGGATTGCATGCTCACCCACACTTTTCAATTAAAGCCTGCGCAAGACAACCCCCAGAATTTTTTTCATAAGAGATCTGAATATAAGGCTTTGTGCAAGGAGAGTGAGTGGCGCTCCTCCTACCCAAATACCACCTTAGGTTACCTCAAGCAGGAGATGGAGCAAGACTTGCAACGTTTGCACAATGAACTCAATGAAACAAATCCCAATGTTATTATAGCAATGGGAGGCGTTTCATTGTGGGCGTTAACGGGATTCGATAAGGTTAAAACATATCGTGGCGCTATCATACCTTCTAACACTCCCCATTTAAATAGAGAATTTAAAATAATAACTACCTATCCTTCGCATACGGTAGTGAAGAACTACGATTTTAGAGCGCATCTCTTTTCGGATTTTAAGAAAGCCAAAAGAGAATCGGAGAATAAAAATATTAATTACATAGACAGAAAGTTATGGATTGAACCTACCATAGATGATCTACATACATTTAGGGACAAGTATATAGATACATGTGGCGCGCTCAATCCATTATCTTTCGACATAGAAACAGCGGAAGGGCGGACTAGGTGTATTGGGTTTGCCCCCTCTTTAAGACACGCCATTGTTGTACCATTCTGGATGCCCAACCCACATTTTAAAAATTATTGGTCACCCGAAGATGAGGTTAAAGCATGGGCATGGGTTAAGGATTTATTGGAAGACGAACATATAGTTAAGGTTGCGCAGAATCAAACTTATGATGTGTCATGGTTATCATTTAAAAATAATATAAAAGTCAAGGGACTTATACATGATACCATGCATGCACATCATGCTTTGCAACCCGAAATGGAAAAAGGTTTGGCATTTCTAGGCTCCATATACACTAATGAAGGTGCATGGAAGACATTAGCCAAGTTCTCGAAGAGCACAAAAGCTGATGAATAGTGAAGCGACCAAACTTTTTTACGGCAAAGTCTGTTGAAGATAATTGGCAAGAGATGGAATCCTATGTCCGTCTTTGGCGGGCNGCTTTGGATCAGTTGTTGCAGGATTTAATATATACGGGCAACGGAAAGGAAGATAAGAAGGCGCACATAAATGCGTGGGAATGGTTTGAAAATGAGCAGGATAAATTTGATTTAGTGTGTGATTTGGCAGATTTAGATTCCATAAGAACAAAAAAAGAACTGAATAATTTAGTGGAAAGGGTGCATGATAATAAAGATAGAAGAAAATTTAAGGACAGCTTTAAAATTATTGAGCGGAAAAAGGGAACATGAGTACGGAAATAAAAAGGAGAACCATGAAAACATTTCTCGTCTTTGGTCTGCTTATCTGAACCATCCTATATCTGCACATGATGTTTCTATACTCATGTTATTATTAAAGGTGGCAAGAGCCAAGTTTGGAAACCCGAGTTCCGATACATACATTGATATGGTGGGATACTCAGCAATTGCAGGAGAGTTAGCGGATGAAGATAATAAAAAACACAGAAATAAGTAAGCAAGATTTATCTGATGAACAGACGGAATGGGTTTACTGCGCCCTTGATTGTGCCTTGACATATGAGATATGGGATAAGGTGCATAGGGAATTTGATGGACTCACTAAAAAAACATACCTATTTGAATTGGATAGTTTACAGCCAGCGATGGACATGATGTTGCGCGGCTTGCGTGTGGATGAGGAAGAGGTAATGACAAGAAAGAAAATCTTGAGGGAAAGAAGATTGAAGTTGGAACGCATGCTTAATTTATTTTCCCAAGCTGTTTGGGAAAAGGATTTAAACCATAACAGTCCCGTTCAGCTTAAGAAAATTTTATATGAATATCTGGGATTGCCACCCGTTGTGTCGTACAAGGGGGGCAAGCAAAAGATATCCACGGACAGAGCGGCGCTTGAACAGCTCGGGGAATTTTACCCAAGGGCCAAACCTTTTTGTCATACCATACTTACGTTGCGTGATATAACCAAACAGCTTTCTGTCTTGGATTCCAAGCGGGATGAGGATGGAAGGATACGTTGTTCTTATAATGTGGCAGGCACGGAGACGGGTAGATGGTCATCATCTGCAAGTCCGTGGCGAACGGGAACTAATTTACAAAACGTTACAAAGGAATTGCGTTCCATATTTATTCCCGATGAGGGAAAGATAATGTTCTATGCTGATCTGGAACAAGCGGAATCAAGAGTTACGGCTTATATTGCGGGCGATGAAAATTATATAAATGCATGCGAGAGTACGGACTTGCATACTGAGGTTGTGAAGATGGTATGGCCCAACTTGGGTTGGTCTGATGATCTTGCACAAAATAAAGAGCTTGCTAATAAACCTTATTATTTACATTTTACTTATCGTGATATGTGTAAACGAGCGGGACATGCTACAAATTATGGTGTATCTCCTACTGCATTGGCAAAACATTTAAAAATAAAAGTGTCACATGCGACAAGATTTCAGTTGCTTTATTTTGGTGGTGTGATACCATTGGCTTCTTTGGAACGATGGCACAAGCAAGATAAAGAGGGAGGCTTTAAAGAATTGATAGACACGGGAGAGATTATAGGTAAACTTGTAAAAATTAAAGGGGCGTTTCCTGGAATACGTGTATGGCATACGGCAGTTTCTAATGAATTAAAACAAACGGGTTGCTTGATCACGCCCATGGGAAGACGCAGGCAATTTTGGAGTAGGCTAAATGATAACTCCACATTGAGAGAAGCAATTGCTTATGTTCCCCAATCAACGATAGGAGATTTGCTTAACCTAGGATTGTTAAAAGTGTGGCAGAATTTAAGGCATACAGGTTTAGATATATTGGCACAAGTGCATGACGCTATTCTTGGTCAATGTTACATTGACAAACTAGACACCTTAATGCCTCAAGTTTTGGAGCAGATGAATAACCCTTTGGAAATTAAGGGAAGAGAAATGATTATACCTTCTTCAGTTGAGGTTGGTTACACATGGAAGGACATGAAACCGTGGATGAAATAAAAAAAATATATGTGGAAGACGGAAAAATACTGGTAAAAGAGGGGGAATTTTCTACCATATGCAATGAGGCAGAGATAGAAGGACCTTCATTAATAAGAAACAAAGATGGAAATGTNTGGATTGAAACNAAAGCTAAAGTAATTAAAGTAATCCATATACCCCAAGAAAACATTAAGTTTCTAGATGATAAATAATGNCAAGAAATTATACCGATTATGTAGGGGCATGTGTTGATGCCGTCAAGAAAAGTCCTATCCCTAAACCTTTCGCAAGATGGACAGCTCTTTCTTCTGTGGCAGGCGCGTTGGGAAGACGGGTGTGGTTTCCCATGCCCAACTATGACATAGGTTCCAATTTATTTATAATACTTGTTGCGTCAGCGGGGCGCAATAAATCCGTAAGCTTGATACTTCCTTTTACAAAAGTATTTAATAGGCTTACTACACCTGTGGGTACACAAGAAGATGACCATAACTTTAACACAGGTCTTGATCAATATGGATTAAGAAAATTTCCTTTATATCTTGTTCAAGATAGAATTACTCCAGAAAAATTAGCGGTTGACATGACAAAGATAACACGCATGGATTTACGTTTAAGCAATCCACGTCAAGAACAGTTCTTTGATTCATCCTTGTCTTTAGTTACATCTGAGTTTGGTACGTTCATGGGCAGGAGTGAAAGATATCTTCAAATGTTTATGACGGACATGTGGGACAGCAAGGAATCTTACAGCCATAAAACAAAAACGGCGGGTGAATATATTATCGAAGGCCCTTGCTTGAATTGGATTGCATGTGCAACACCAGAACAGTTTGTTGATAACTTGCCAGAGGATGCAAAGTCACAAGGCTTGCTGTCAAGGATACTTCCTGTGTTTTATGAAGGGGAAAGAATACCGCAAGACTTAACGCAAAAAACTATAAGTGATAACACGATTGATAATTTAAGAAATGATTTGGGTAGCATTGCAAAAATGTATGGCCCCATGAAATTTGATGACGATGCTTTTGATGAAGCCAATGAAGATATTTATAATAACTTACAGCCAGAACCAACTGACCCACACTTGGCGGAGTATTGCCAACGCCGTGTATCCCACTACTTAAAAGTTGCGATGTCTGTATCCGCTTCCCGCCGATCAACAAGAAAGATAATGAAAGAGGATTGGGAAACAACCAAGGAGATTATGTTTGATATGGAACAGAATATGCCTAAAGCTTTGGAAGGTTTCGGCATGGCTCGAACGGGAAAAATAGTGCATGACATGAAAGCATGGATGGAGACTACAATGGCTTTAAAAAAGAGAAGGTATATTAGACTTGGACAATTTAGGAAAGAAGTTATTAATAAAATTGCCAATCCAGGTGAAATGGACCAGACTATTCGGGCAATGGTTGACTCTGGCTACATAAAAGTTGAAGGGAATATGGTGTTTCCCTCAAAAAGTAATTGACCTCGATGGGTAGAAGTGATATACTGCTCTTCGGTATGTGTGTAAGGAACTTATGAAAATTGATATTGATATAACAAAAGACAATCTACTGCCGCGAAACGCTGTGGATATCTTAAAGGATAGGTATCTATTGCCTACAGAAAATAGTCCGCAGGAAGCTTTCGCTAGGGCATGCGTGCATTTTGCGGATGACAAGGCGCATGCGGAAAGATTGTACAAGTATGTATCTAACTTATGGTTCATGTTTGCATCCCCGCTTCTGTCCAATGGGGGCACGGAGAGGGGATTGCCCATCTCTTGTTTCCTTAATTATGTACCCGACAGCAGGGAAGGACTAGCGGCGCACTATACTGAGAACATCTGGTTATCTAGTATGGGGGGTGGTATAGGGGGTTATTGGGGCCATATACGCTCACAGGGACAGTCAACTAGTAAAGGTAATAAGACTACAGGGGTCATTCCATTTATGCACGTAGTGGACTCTCAGATGGTGGCATTTAATCAAGGCGCTACCAGACGTGGTTCCTATGCCAGCTATATGGACATATCCCATCCAGAAATTATAGAGTTTATAGAGATGAGAAAACCTGCGGGCGGGGACATCAATAGGAAGAACCTTAACCTGCATCACGCTGTCATAGTGCCCGACAAATTCATGTGGGCTGTAGAGAAAGATGAGGATTGGACTTTAATAGATCCCAACAGCAAGGATAAAGTCAGAACACTCAAGGCCAGAAGCATTTGGATAAAGATATTGGAGGCTAGGATATCCACGGGCGAGCCTTATATCATGTTCATTGATACGGTTAACAAGGCATTGCCCAAAGAATTAAAGGACAAGGGATTAAAGGTACACCATTCCAATTTATGCAGTGAAATAACATTGCCAACCAATGAGGAAAGAACAGCCGTCTGCTGTTTGTCAAGTGTTAATCTGGAATACTTTGACGAGTGGGAGAAGGAGGAATTATTTATAGAGGACTTGATGAGAATGCTGGACAACACTCTCACTAAATTTATAAAGGGTGCCCCCTTGACCATGAAGAAAGCCATCACGAGTGCGGAGTCGGAACGTTCAGTGGGATTGGGAGCCATGGGTTTCCATTCTTATTTGCAACGCAACGGCATGGCATTGAATAGCCCAATGGCTATGGGTCCTAATGTAAAAATATTCAAGCACATCAAAAAGAAATGTGATGCGGCGAATTTATTATTGGGAAAGGAAAGAGGGGAAGCGCCCGATATTAAGGGAACGGGTAAAAGATTTGCGCATATGATAGCNATAGCTCCCAATGCTAGTAGCTCTATCATTTGTGGNAATACGTCTCCCAGCATAGAACCCTTGCGTGCCAATGCGTTTACGCAAAAAACATTGAGTGGTTCTTTTTTAATTAAGAATAAATATTTAAAAAAATTATTGGGGGAGAAAGGAAAGGATACAAAGGATGTTTGGAAGATTATTATTTCTAATAGAGGGAGTGTGGAATCATTCGATTTCCTCAATGCGCAGGAAAGAAATATATTCAAGACAGCTATCGAAGTCGATCAAGCGTGGCTTGTGGACTTGGCTTCGGAACGTCAAAAATATATTTGTCAATCGCAAAGTTTAAATTTATTTTTCCCACCTGACGTGAACGTGAGAAAAATAAATAATGTGCACAAGCGTGCATGGTATAAGAAACTAAAGACTTTATACTATTGCAGGAGTGAAGCAATCAAGAGAGCGGAAAACATATCAATAAAAATAGAAAGAAAGGTTAGGGAAGACCATGATGATTGTGTCATGTGTCAAGCATAGGTAAAATTAATGAGCATATTTAAAGAAAGAAATTATTATAAACCCTTCGGATATCCGTGGGCATTTGAAGCGTATGAGTTGCAACAAAAAATGCATTGGCTTCCATCGGAAGTATCCTTGCATGAGGACATTAATGATTGGAACAACAAAATGAGTAAGTCGGAAAAGAATTTGGTCAAGCAGATATTGACATTCTTTACGCAAGGAGATGTGGATGTGGCGCAAGCCTACATGGATGTTTACATTCCTTTGTTCAAGCCATTGGAAATACGCATGATGTTGTCGGTCATAGCGACAAGCGAGGCCAATCACGCGCACGCTTATTCTTTGTTGAATGATACAGTAGGCATGGATGACGGGGAGTATAAGGCTTTCCAGGAAATAAAAGCCATGAATGACAAGCATGAATACCTATGGAAAAGCAAAGGGGGCACCGAGGAAGAGCAGATGATAAGAGACATGGCGGTGTTCTCTGCATTTGGTGAAGGACTTCAGTTGTTTGCCAGCTTTGTTATGCTGTTAAACTTCCAGCGTTTTGGCAAGATGAAAGGCATGGGGCAAATTGTCGCATGGTCTATCAGAGATGAATCACATCATGTGGAAAGCATGATTAAGTTATTTCATTGTTTGTTAGATGAGAAACCTAAAGTATGGAATGATAATTTTAAGAAAAGTTTATATGGAATATGCCGTGACATGGTGTCACTTGAGGATAAGTTTATTGACTTGGCATTTGACATGGGTCCTGTTGAGGGACTTACACCAGATGAAGTCAAACAATACATACGGCATATAGCAGATAGAAGACTACTACAGCTAGGGTTAAAGCCTAACTATGGGGTCAAAGACAACCCACTCGAATGGGTCGATTGGGTAGTAAGTGGCGTAGAACATACTAATTTCTTTGAGAATAGAGCTACGGAATATGCGAAGGGTGCCATGACAGGTACTTGGGCGGATGCATTTTAAGCTTGACACAAAATCAAAAGTATGATAATATTAAAATTCAAGGGGGGCACATAAGGCAACTTGATTCTACAGATGGGGATACCCTACAAAGAGTTAGGTTGCCTTTGCGTTTTAAGGAGTGTGTGATGAGTAAATTAGATCTCAGTAAAAAGGATTATAAGAAATACTCGAAGGAGTATAGGGAACGTGGTGCGTCTAGTTTTAGGCGATCGCGCAGTAGGCTTTTGGGCAAGCAGGAAACGGAACAAGCTTATCGCGAACACTTGAGTTGCCAAGCTATGATAAGAAACATGAATTGGAAAATGAAACATGGTTATTGGTTGTACAATGATTTGCCTGACGGGCATTTAATTAATCATTTTAGAATTGTGGCATCGGGAAACCCTGATGATGTGGGTAAGTTGGTGGATAGTTTCGGAAAGGAATATGATGTACCAAGAAAAAGAAACTAAGTACGATGGCTTTGCTAAAAAACTTTTCTATGATTTTAGAAAGACAAAAAAGAAATTACCTTACTGGGAACGATTGAATTTTAGGGACAGAGATGAGTGGCGTGGTATCGCTCAGATTGTAAAAAGAGAAAGGAAGTACTATAAAAATCTACGCAAGAAAATGAAACGAGAAACAGGAGATACATATGAAAGACAAGCTACAAGAAACAGTTAACGCTTTAGTATTAGCCAAAGGAAATAAGTCCCAAGCTGCTACAAGTTTAAATATTCCCCGCACTACTTTTATAACGAGACTAGAATCAGCAGAGAGAAAAGGTGTAAAGCCTACAATTAGATCCCCCAACTTAGAGGTGGCTTTAGCTGAACAAAAAATGGTTT